GATAAGTCTTGGTTTGCTCTGTCGTTTATGGAGGGTTTCGGTCCTGCCGTGTACACCGTCTCTGATGGTGGAAGACGGCAGGATGCACTCGATCCAGTTGCCGGACTGGTTGTACTCGCTTCTGGATGCCCTACAGCCCGGAATTGCACAATTCTCTCCCTTTGCAGTGCTCATTATGTTGACAGTGGCAGGTTTGCTGTTACTCATGTTGAGCTTCTGGTCAATGGAGAGGTTTACGCACTCCGGACAATCAGGGTTGCCAGTTGGGAGTCGGGTGAAGAGATCCCTATCGACAGGAGCAGCATGGCTATTGGGTACAGGGTTATGGAGGGCCGTCACACGACGTCCCGCCCGCTCGGCGAGGCGCTTGGCGACCCTTACCCTCCAGATTTGTCTGAAACTTCTTCTGCTGGAGATGTTGAGGACCAGCCTCCCCAATGAAGCTCTTAGCACGTACCTAGTTGGTTGCGTGGGTGTTCTGTGCTTTAAGGGAGTGGTTGGTGGACTTTTGTGCTACCTGAAGGCTCGGTTTTATGCTATGGTGCGCTCGCGTGCTGTTTCACAACTCCGGGGTTTTATAGGTCTTGAAATGCACAATTGTGCCATTGCCCTACAGCGGTGGGGGACACACAGGTTGTTCTACGCCTCAAAGATGGCCTTCACGGGCGTGGCTTTGTGGATAGTTCGTGTGCTCACATTCGTTGTTGCTGGATGTCTCATCTCGGTGGGAGTGTTTGTCGTTCTTCGGAAAGACACGAAGCCCATTTGTGAAATGACTCAAGCGCAGTTCGCGCGTAAGTCAAGGTTTCGCAATTGCGTGCTTCTTGTCATCGGTCTCTCATCTTGGGTTGTCAAAAACCTGATTGAGGGGGCTTTGGCGGACGGTTCAGTGAATGATCATGAGGAGGCTTGGGCCAACCGTGTGAAGGATCTGAACAAGTTGATAGGCATTTTCTGCAGGGCCACCGGCAGGCCACCCTTTGCCTTGCCTCCAAATTACGTGAGCGGCTTAATGGCCGGCCATACGTTTGGCATCGTCTTGACCGTAGTTCTTTTGTCCTGGCTAGCGATCGACGTCCTGGATATAGCCATTCATGGCTTTAGTCAGGACGCCGGGGAAGTCGAGCAGGAGGCTTTGGACATGGCAGCTGTCATTTGGTCTGGTGGGTATGCTTTCTTGGTTTTCGAACACATGCGGAAAAAGGGGAAATCCCTTGGACTGCTAGCTTGTTTGTTGTCATTGAGAGCGTTGCCCCAATTTGCAGACAAGGCATGGGAGGAACTTGCTCAGCCTGTGGTGTCTGGTGCATACGCAGGTCTGGAGAGGTTCCATGGGGATCTTGAATTGCTGGCGATCGAAGTAGTCGGGGCTGAGTGTGACAAACGCTTTCCCCGGCTGTTTTGGCGCCGGTTGCCAAGAACCCATTCCAAGGACTGGTACTTTAACCCAATGGCGTGGTTTTTGTCCCAGTTTCTTGGGGAACGTGCGACGATCTTTCAGTCTGAACAGACTGGTGACGGCGCGTTTGTGCTTACGGGTGTGGATTTGGAAGACATTCCACGTTATGAGAAGCTCAACGCCGTCACGGGGCTCGTTTTGGTGGTTTGGTTCTTTGTTTGGCTCGCCGTGCAGCTTTCGCGCTTCAGTGGGGTTGTCCAGTGGGCCAGCATGCTGGACAGAGCTAAAGCCATCTTGTCGGGTTCCTGGGAGCGTCTTTACTCCTTTCGTGCGAAGGAGGAAGAGTGTGACGAGCAGGGGTTTCCCCTTGTTTGGCACATTGACCGCGCACGCGTAGGTCGTCACAAATTGCCCGCCGTTGTTACGGAAGGCAAGAACAGGAGTGGCAAAAAGCGCCTCAAGGACCTGTTCAAGATCTACGAAGATGGCGATTTCACGATTGCAATTCCCAAGGAGGCGCGTTATGACAGTAACGGCCGCCGCATCGAAGCGTTCTGGCTGGACGAGGATGGGAACATCGTGTTTGACACCGACGAGTTCAGAAATCTGCTGAATGATGTCGATGAGCAGGACTACATAGAGCTCTTGTGGGAACACAATGACAGGCTACGCCGCTTGCGCGGGGAGAGTGCTCCTCCCCCGTTGCAAGTTCCTGCCACCACTGAGGGGGAAAGCAGTTTCCCTGTCAGTGCGGAGTCGGCGACTGAGAGTCCTGTGGTCACACAGAAACAGCAGAAGGCGTTGCGCAAGGTTGTGTCTGGTGATGGACGAGAGTGCAACTGCGCACACGTGTACGTGGGTGGCGTGGCTTACGTCATCTTTCCCGCGCACGTGGCATGTGGCGACATCACAATATTTTCAGACCCTCCTGTCAAGGGTCAGGAATATGTCACAGTGCCGTCTACTGAGTACTTGTCGTTGAGCGTCATCAACCCCAAGGATTACAAGAGCACTCAGGTGCCCTATGACCTTGCGGGTTTCAAGGTGCCCAAGGGCGTGCCCTTTTTCTCCAATTGGACACGCCTGACCTTGACTCCGCTCGACGTCTCTAAGGTGCTGCCAACGACGGCAGTGCTTATGGGGCGTGAGCGCATTTCGGCCGGCAACATCATCAACCAAGGAGGTGGTATGCTTTCTCACAAGGCGTCCACCAACAATGGGGATTGTGGCGGTCTCCTGGTTGTGTCGAAGCTCGATGGGGCTTCACGCTATGTCGGAATGCACGTCGCAGGTGCCAAAACCCGGAATTTGGCAGTGGATCTTCGTTACGCGCTACCATCGTTGGAGGCGAAACTCAAGGAGCGTGGCGTTGCCAAGGTCATTATTCCAGTGGTTGATGGAACTGCGAAGGTGGAGGGGACCAAGTCTGCAAAGAAGAACAAGCAAGCGAGTCAGTCGGTGGAGAAACAGGCGGGGGTCATGCGGCCCCCGAGTGGTCTTGCACCAGCTACTCTGAGTGCTACGGCTCCCAGGTGGACTCCAAGCAGTGCGACTCGACTTGGTGGGCCGCAAGGTCCTCCAAGCGGTAGCGTCACCAGTGAGGGTGTGAGAAATGTACTGAGTCCAAGGCTCGCGGTTATCCCGGAAGGGAGCACGATGTCCTGTCCGGTACCTGGACCACACATGCCACCGGCACCTGAGGCCGTTGCACACGAGGGCGTAGAGCCTCCCTTTCGACAGTCTCCCCAGGACATGTCTCAGCCGCAGCCTGGCGGAGTTGATTCGAGCGGCAGGTGATACTTTTGTTCCCACATCCGAGTTGTTCGAGGGTACGAACCTTCCGGTTCTGGGGTCACTTCAAGTCAGGAACTTCGCGTCCTCCAAGTCCCGGGAAGATGACGATTTCGTCGCTTACCTGGGTGAGGTTGGGCGTCTTGATTTGTTGGAGGCGTTGGAATTTCGGTTGTCTGATGTTAGTCGACATGACAGTCTTGTAGCAGAGATTGCCAAGTACGACCGGGAATACAAGGATCCGCCAGAACTCGTGCGTTACTATTCGGAGCAGGCTTTGTTATATGTTTGTGATCTTTGGGCCCAGCTCACGGTGGACCGTGACCCGTTAAAGCTTCTTTCTCCGGAGGAGGCTCTCTCAGGCATGGACCTCACTAAGAGTCCTGGTTACCCGTGGCGTCTCCTCGGTTCAAGTAAGGCTGACCTTTTGGCGTCCAAACACGCCCCACTTTTGTGGGAGCGTGTTACGGCAATTTGGAAAAACCTGAAAGGCTTGGGGGGCGTCACCATTGACGCCTTGTGGTACTCATTTCTCAAGGAGGAACTTCGGCCCCTTGTGAAGTTAGACCGCGAGGTGCCGGCCATACGGTCCATCAGCGGCGCGCCAGTTGACCTTGCCATTGTCGGCAACCAGCTATGTCATGACTTCAATGAGGTGTTTTACACTCTTTGCGAAGAACCACGGTTTGGTTCGGTTGTCGGCATTTCGCCATTCTGTGGTGGGTGGGATCAGCTTGCGCGTCTCCACTGGTGTGATCCTCGGAATCCTCGCATGAACTCTGCCAGTATAGACGTCACTCAATGGGATCGATCTTTCTCGCCGTATTTGTTCGACCTAGTCGTGCAGGTGCGTGGCATGATATCGATGGCCCAAGGAACCCAGGAGTTGCGAGCAGCCTGTAGTCTGCTAGGTCCTTTGTACAAGGAGGTCACTAGTAGTGCAGTTGTTGTGCCTTTAAGACGTGCGGCCCAGGTTGTGCTTCTCACAGCCGGGATGAAATCCGGCTGGGTCAACACGACTACGGACAACACGCTTGGCCATCTTTTGGTACTTGTCGCCTTTATCTATCAGGAGGGCGTTGCAGAGGAGATCGGACGCGGGGTGGTGTTTTCACTTTACGGTGACGACAACCTCCTGTCCTGGGGTGAACACCTCAGGCACGTCTTTACAGCTGAGAAGTTGGAGAGGTGGTACCGTTGCTGGGGTTTCGAGACTCATGGCGTGCATATTGTGTGTGGCGAGGAGAGGTTCAACCAGGTCTTCCTTGGTGGCAGATTTGCTCGTTGTCCTCTCACTTCGACCTATGTGTATTGTCCAGAAAGCGGGCAGAAGGCGGTGGACAGTATCAGATTCAAGTTCAGGGACCACAACACGGCTTTTCAACGTGTGTGCTCCTTGCGGATCCTGCATTACTACAATCGGGAGACGTTTGCGTTACTCGACGGTTACGCAAGGTACTTGACTAGGAAGCAGCTCGTTTCGCGCGAACTTTGGCCCAACTACTTGTCGGACCAAATGATCGTGGCGCTGCACACGGGACGCGAAAGCAGCGACGACTGTTTATTGACGCCCCACCTAGCTGATCTGAACTCCATCTTCTTGTCCGAACGCAGTACTGAGCAGTGCTAGGACTTTTATTTTTTGGGTTTTAGCATCGATTCTGGCTACCCCTCAGGTCAAGCGTCTTACGATAGATCCCTCGGCGGACGAGGCTGCTGAGGTTCAACTCGATATCGTGTCGCCTGTTGGGAAACTAGGATTTGCTTGTGTCTGCTGGAGAATTTCCAAACATGGCAAAAAAGAAAGGTCCGTCCGTGTCCACGGTGGCTCTCCGCAACAACAACACGGGGAAGGTTTCCATGGCTCCGGCCCCCCAAACGGGGGTCGCCGGCCTGGGCTCGAACATTCCTTTAGCGAGGAGCCGGAAGAAAGCAAACGGTGATGGTACAATAGCTGCCAGAACCATGCCTTCTTACTCTGTAGATGGCCGCCATAGTGCCTTTTTGGCTGCATTGATTGACCCAGTTCATAACCCGCCGGCTTTACCGCCAGTGAGTTTGAATTCTAGGTGTTTGCCACTGAAGCAGTACCACGAAGTCCTTCT